ACAAAACGTTTGTTATCATTTTAATGATCACATTCCCATCGGCAAACTTCACAACAATTCTGTCATTTATTATTAATTTTATTGGATTTAGACTTAGATTACTCTTAACACTTATATTTCATACTATATAACAGTGATCATTTCAAGACAATAAAAATATAAAAAATATATAACTTAAAATACAACAAATATTAAATAAAGAGGTTAATCCTTTTTTTTTACTTCTATGTGATTAAATAACCAAGTTCCAATTAATACCCACATCGCAAATATCTTCTCACCTCCGGTAGAAATTGTCCATCTGATTGCTTGACAGTGTGGTGCAGGGACTAAAAACGGAGATGTGAGAAAACCAATAATCGTGGCCGGAACGCAAAACCAAATATACATATGTGAAGATATATAATGGGCAAATATCCAAACAATATAAATATAAGAACACCCAATGAAAATATCGGTATATTTCTTATAATCAATACTAACTGCGATACGTTTTAAAGTTTCAAACATCATTGCAATAATAATAATACACTATTATTGTAATTTTACATGTCTATCAATTTTTTGCATCAGCCTGAACAAACATTTGTATTTGTGTATCCCACTTTTCAAGCAATTTTAATGGTATATCTGGCAAAACCGGATGTGACTCCCAAAAATATCTACAAAATGCCCATTCAAATTTATAATCGCTGGCATAACAATCGTTATAATTGTATTTCAAGAATTTGGATATTTTATCAGGAAGAAGAAAGTGATTGTCCAAGGGCAAAACATACGATAGCTGTGTATATGGATGAAAAGGACCGAGTGAATCTGGCTTCACAAAGTCCATCTCAAAATGTGGTATGAACTTAATCAAATCTTTAAATAGTGGCGGATAGATATAATCATATTTCCATCTCCAACTTATGCAGCCAGTAGTATAATATTTAAAAACCCATTCTAATCCTTCAATGTAGTTTATAGAAACTGTTTTCAAAAAATCATCATTGGGTTCCTGTTTAAATAAAGTTTTATAATATCTTGATTCCCAAAATTCGTTTTCAGGTGAAATATACGTTTCTTGACTGCGATATATTGTAGGAACATTCTGAAACAATCGTTCCTTTTCTTCTCTTGTAGATTCTGGGTATTTATAGGAGTCAAACCGCTTTCGTTTTGAATACTCCTCTAATAAATATTTTGTTTCATCCTTGGCAATATTCGTTAATACTTTGCGGAGGTTTTTCCAATTGATAGTAAAATTTGACGTAATAATAAAATTATTAGGTACATTGCCAACCGTCTTTGTATATACATCCAACAATACACTTATTCCATGTGTGCGAATATTCATTGCTGGAAAATGAGGCAAAAAATCGTTTCCTAATAAAAAACACAGAAATACATAATCATATACACGATAAATGTCCCTATCACAACAATGCATATCCTCAATTATACTAGAACTCAACAATTCAATGTCTAAGAAGTAAGGTTCATTGTTATCTGTAACTGTACCAATTGGCAACATATTCTTTACAAATTCAGGTGCTTCTCTAAAAATATATATATTTTTACATTGATTAATATGAAAGATAGACAACATAATCAAGTCAGAATCCAATCCATACAAAGCAATATTGTCCAAAGAAAGATCATTTTTACGCAAATAATCAAACAATTTATGTTCGCCTTCACCTGGTTCGCATGAAGCAGACACATTAATTTCATCTACACCGTAAATGTTATTCGTATATGAAAATGCATAGTTTAACCTTTGTGACAATTTATCCATAAAATCGGTTCCAGGTGTAATAGCAGAAGTGTCCCAAGTTTTAACCTTGTCTGGTTTGTTATCAAAGTCTATATTATTCATAAATAATGTTTTATGACGACGGGTGCGCTGTTGTTCCATTTTCGCAAAAGGTGCTACTCCGTCAAATGCAATAAAAATGCTTTTGGTAGGTTGGATATAATCAATATACATTTTGATCTTTTCTATAATGGATTCAATAACTAAATCTTCAAATACACCTTTATCTTCTGTAAATTCAATACTTCTGACTATATCATAAACGATAGAATTGCAATCCATGAACAAATGTTCTATATTCACAGAACCATTCTGAAAATATTTCAAACTACGAATAATATTAGAATAATTTCTAATAATATGCGAAAAGTAACTAGGGATTCCCATCTGTATATATTCTAACAACAGTTAGTTCTATATTATTTACAAATGTTTTTAGTGAGACACGATTTCAATTACCCATCAATTTTGAATACATTTCTGGATATTTATATCCACATATAATATGCTATTCTTTGATAATGACACAAATCACAAGCAATATTGAATCATTCATAAAAGATAAGATTGGTTATATTCAAGAGATTATTTCAAATACAATCATATCAATAAAAAATAATAACTATCTGGATTCAAATTTATTTAGTGAAAATGATAAAAATTTATCAGTAACGATTCTTACAGATTTACATGATAAAACAGAAGATATAAAAAACAATGTAAATGGCAAGAAAAAAAATCAAAACGACGAATCGTTATTAACAGAGCTACAAAAAATAATAGACAAGTTATCAATGATAATATGCGGGTTTGGAACAAACCATATCAAAGATCTATTATTTGTTAGCTTCGGTACAGAATACAAAAACCTAAAATTTAATGACGATATATTCAATGGTAAATTTGAAATCATTTTAAAGTTTATAATTCCAATTGGATATAAGATCACTTCATGGAAGCAAAAGGACAATTATTTTCAAAAGAATACTATCTATTGTTCAGACAAGATTGTGGATACGTTATTTAATTTGGAGGAAGCAAATAACATAGAATGTATGAACAATGCGGACGTTTCGGAAGAAAATGTAAGATTATATCTGAATTCTATCAAAATTGTTATACAAAATCCCAAATTAAAAAAGACGATGGTTATAAATGGTTTAATCAAGGACTATCCAATAAGTTGTTTAATGAATAATATATATATAAAACATCGCTTTATGGAACTGAATGATACATCATTTACTGATGACTGCAATGTGAAAGAAACATTTGAAAATATGATTTCAACACTTTCAATAAAGGATTTGCTGGTTTATAGTAAGGCCGACTTAATTAAAAAGAACATGATGGCAATAAAAGACATTCAATTTATCAAGACAACTCACATAGACAATATAGTAAAAAAATTTCTGGACTCAAATATAGTGTCAAAACGTGCATTTCTCATAAATTTATTATTATATAGTGAAGATAACGAAGTACAACATATATGTTATATTATGTACGATTTAATCAATACAAATACAGTCAGCAACGAAACTGAAACAGAAGGTGCAATAATATATAATTCTTTTCCACCTTATATAAAAAAAAAATTTAAAAATATTATTAAACTAAACATAAAAACGGTTCAGGAGAGTAATCAGATTTATGAATCTAACAAAATAAGTTTGGAACAACAAATTAGAATGTTAAAAATAGATGATGCAACTCGTGAAAAGGCAATGAACAAATTAAACGATATCAAAGGGAAACCAGATGAAATGACATTAAAAACCAAACAATATTTGGAAGGATTAATCAAAATTCCTTTCGGAATATATTGCGAAGAACCTATAATAAAAAAAGTAAAAGACAATAATGCATATTTTATAGAGTTTCTGAAACAATATTCTTATCTTTTCGACAAATTAATTATTCCCAGTAAAAAAAAATATACAAATGCCGAGACGGAAACACATATTTCATATATCTCAAATAATCTAGGAAATAATATGAAAACACATATAATAAATAACCTTTCAAATTGTTCATTAAAAACACTAGCTTGTATATGTAATCAAATTAGAGCCATATCAAAACATCAAAATATTGTCCTCCCACCGATTAAACAAAAAAACAAAGCAAGTATAAATGAATATATCAAGCAGTATTTTGAAAATAGTAATAATAGCATAAATACATATAATGAAATTTACAATACAATTTCCGCATCAAAAAACGAAAAATCGATCACTATTGACGCCGACATAACAAAAATAAATACAAATATACATGAGATAAGTAGCGACTTAGTAAAAATGGAAAACATATTGGATGAATCTATACACGGGCACAATAATGCCAAAAAACAAATAATGAAAATTATAGGTCAATGGATGAATGGAGAAAAAGAAGGGTATAGTTTCGGATTTGAAGGTTCTCCTGGTATCGGAAAAACATCTCTGGCGAACAAGGGATTAACGCAATGTTTGCAAAACGATGAGAATGACTCCCGTCCTTTTAATTTTATTGCGTTGGGTGGTTCAAGCAATGGTTCCTTTCTAGAGGGACATGGTTACACATATATGAATTCTACATGGGGAAAGATTGTAGATATCCTAATGGATTCTAAATGTATGAATCCAATTATATATATTGACGAATTAGACAAAGTGAGCAAAACAGAGCAAGGGAGGGAGCTTATCGGCATATTAACCCATTTAATTGACCCGACTCAAAACAGTTCTTTCCAAGATAAATATTTTACAGGTATAAACATTGATGTATCCAAAGTTTTATTTATATTTTCATACAATGATCCGGAACAAATTGATAAAATTTTATTGGACAGAATACACCGCATTAGATTTGAAAATTTATCATTGAATGAAAAAATAATCATTGTCAATAAATTTATACTGCCTGAAATAAATAAAAAAATGGGTTTTGAAGATATCCTACATTTAAGCAATGACTGCATACAATATATAATAGAATCTTACACATTGGAGCCCGGTGTTAGAAAGCTAAAAGAAATACTATTTGATTTATATGGTGAAATTAATCTACAACTATTGAAAAATAACACTGACATTGGCAAGATTCCTTTAAAATTATCAGTTGAAGAATTAGAGATCAAATATATGTCAAAATATACCAAAATTAAAGAACACAAGATACATAAAAATCCAGAAGCAGGCATAATAAATGGGTTATGGGCAAATTCGCTCGGGTGCGGTGGCATTATACAAATACAATCTCTTTTTTATCCATCGTCATCTTTTTTAGAACTGCAATTGACTGGATTGCAGGGTGACGTAATGAAAGAAAGTATGAATGTAGCCAAAAGTTTAGCATGGAGTTTAACTGATAATAATACAAAAAAAGAATGGTTAGAATACTTCAAAGAAACCAAATGTCAAGGGTTACATATACATTGTCCAGAAGGAGGTATATCTAAAGACGGCCCATCTGCTGGTGCTGCAATTACAACTGCTATATACAGTTTATTGACGAAACAAAAAATAAAGAATGATATTGCAATAACTGGTGAAATAACACTGAATGGTGACGTAACCGCTATTGGAGGTTTAGACCTAAAACTCACCTATGGTATAAAGGCTGGTGTTAAAACATTTCTGTTTCCAAAAGAGAATTCAAGAGAATTTTCTCTATGGTGCGATAAAAACGACATACCAAGCGATATCACCTTTATTGAAATAACAAGCATAAAAAATATATTCAGCCACGTATTTGTGTAATTAAATCTATTTATTGTATATATGAAAATATTCAATAACCAATATTCTTTGATTAATGCCTTTTTACCATTTATAATAATATGTTTTTTTCTATTGGATTCAATGATTTATAAAAATATTAAGGGAATAGTCTTTCTAATAGGTTTATCATTTACGATAATGATGACAATATTTGTAGGCAATTCATTTGATTTTTCTTACACAAACATGAATGATATTTGCCAACCTTTTACAATTAATAATACGGTGAAATTTACAAAATTACCTTTAAATCCTAGCATTTTGATATTTACTGCGATATATTTATCATATACCATTTTTAAAAATAATTTCGTATTAAGCAATCTAAATTTTCTAATAATCATTGCACTTGTTATAATATCTGACTCTCTGTGGTTGATACAAAATAATTGTTACAATGTTCAACAATTGTTAGTTTCAAGTGGTATCGGGTTAATTGTATCATTAATATGGAGTGTTGTTATCCATAAATCTAACAATAAATCTATAATATACACATTGGGTGTTGATAATAATAGTGTTTGTGAAGTACCGAAGAAAAAGACTTTCAAATGTAAATATAAGCCTACCAAATAATCAATAAATATATTATCAAGTATAATATATATATAGTTAATAAGCAATCAAAATGGATATAAATTTAGCTACTTTTGTATTTTTGTTCTTAAGATTATCACCGTTTATTTTAATATGTTTTTTTACACTGTCGTCTATATTCAATAGCGACTTAAGAGGTATTGTATATTTATTTGGATTATTATGGGCAATCTTTACCAGTTTTATAGTGGGAAACAGTGTAGATTTAGGTGGTATTATAGATAATGATAGTCGCAATGCAGTATGTGATATATCATTGTTCGGTAATGGTGATAGCTCACATATACCTATCGGTGAGACAATTATAGGATACACGTTTTTCTATTTATTTACTACATTAATACTGAAAGACCGCAATTACATTAACAAGACTATTAATTTTGAAAATATTCCCAATATTCCTTCATTAGGAGAATGTTTTGTTACCCCATGGCAAATGTTGTCACTTGATTTTTTGAAATTTATACCCAGTATATTTTTGAATGTACCTAGCACGAAAGATAATCTACCTACAATTTTATTCTTCCTTTCATTAATACTATTTGACATTTTTTGGAACACAAACCTATTTAGAAAAATAAAAGAAATAATGAATGTAGATCTTAGATATTGTTACACTGGCAAACAAAGCGTATTTGCTTATGGCATTGGTATAGTTATTGGCATAATATGGTCAAATATCATATTTGCAACCAATACACCATCTTTGCAGTATTTCCCAGAATACAAAAATAATGAGGTCTGTAAAAAAGCTTCTCCTACAAAATACAAATGTAAAGTCTATAAAAATGGCGAATTAATAAAAACCATGGATTAACTTGTAAAATAAATAATATTACATATTTATTTTATATATCAAAATGATGAATATTTGTTCTGAACCACTGTTTCAATCGTTGTGAAACACGCATTGTATGCATATCATTTGACAGCATATGAACTGATGCATGTTTATCTTCAAATACCTTAAAAAACACAGTTAAAATCTTATTTAAATTACCTTTTGGATATTTTTCATTCAAATCCTCGTAAGTATATTCTTCATTGCCAGTACGTTTATTCACTTCATTGTGAAACAGATATAGCATTTTTTTTAAGTCTTCTTTTGTACGTATTTTATTCAAATCAATGCTTTGTAGATATTGTTTCGCATGCATAGAACAACTAGGGCAAGGCAAATTACTGCAAATAGAGAGTATATGAGCTAGAATATCGTTTCTAACTATATGAAAAGATTTTTCATGTACTTTTTCTGCGACAGTATGTAACATGAACCATATGGCTGGACCCCATACCAACTTTGGTTTTTTGACTACTGGTAATGGTGGTACAATAGTTGCATTTTTGGATCTACCAAAGCTTTTCTGATGTGGTAATGTATGTATAATATTTTTTTTAACATCAGATAATTTAGATATAGTTCTTGAATTTGTAAATATCATTATATAATATAATACAAAAATATAAACAAATAAATATCATAATTAAATATAAGAATGGAAATAGAAAAAAATGTGCTAGTCAATAATATTAAAGAATGGGTAAAGCTAGACAACGAGATACGTGCTCTAAAATCAGAGGAAAAGATACGCGTAAATGCAAAAAAAAAGATAAATGATAACCTAATGACAATAATGAAAGACCATGAAATAGATTGTGTAGATATAAAAGATGGCCAAATATGTTACAATAAAAAAAGTGTAAAAAAGCCCATTACTAAGAAATATTTACTACAAATACTGTCTAAATACTTTGATGGTGATATAGATAGGGCAGAAGATGCAAATGATTTTATATTAGAAAATAGAGAAGAAATTGTAAAAGAGTCTATTACCCGTAAAATTAATAATTAATCAGACCAATCCTAACGATGGAATGGTGTATTTTCCATTCACAAATTCGCATTTAGCAATAATCTTCGGATTAGTAACTTCATTCATTACATCTTCGGTGTTATACACGTTATAATGCTGATCAATGTAATATACAATGCCCATAATTTCACGTGCAATTACCTCAATCTTTTTAGAGTTATCCAGCGTGGAATTATCAACAGACACTAAACCATGCGGTCGTCCCTTTTCGTGTGTCCCGCAAAAATCACAATCATCCTTACGCCTTCTTGTACATTGCTCACCACTTGCTCTTTTAGCACTGCACCGGTTGGACGTAGGTATAGCATTTTTTATACGTTTTCTTTTAACAAAATCTTCCTTAGAAAGCATTAGTCTATCATAATCATAAACAAATTCTAGTAATTCACTTTGAGTCGCTGTATCTGTGCCCGTATTTTTGATTTTATTACAAATGTCTTCTTTGAAACTGGTAATATAAGTTTCTAATTTTGAATTCACACGTTTTTCCATTTCTTTCGTTGCTATAATGTTATATCCTCAATAATGTTTAATCAATTTTATAAACATTATTTAATATATTTAATCTGTGACAGGCGGTGCTTCCATATCTGATACAGTTTCATTTGTCTCAACAACAGGTTCAGTTGGTGATTCAATATCTTTCACCGTATCTACAATCTCAACAACAGGTTCAGTTGGTGATTCAATATCTTTCACCGTATCTACAATCTCAACAACCGGTTCAGTTTGTGATTCAATATCTTTCAATATTTTAGATGAACCGATCACAGTATCCATGCGCTCAAGTTTAACTACTGATTCATCGGCTTCAGTATCTTCGCATATTTCTTCCACACGGTCATCCATTGTATTAACAAGGATTTTATCAGGATCAACATCATTGTACTGTATCTTTCTGGTTAAATATGCAGATAAAAAAATATTTTTATCGGTATCCGTTGTAATTTTGATATCATACAATTTCAAAGCCATAAATAAAGCATTAGTTAAAAGCACAGTAAGTGTTTTATCATCTAAATAATTGTTCATAATCGCAACACTGCTTACACATAAATTTATAGCATAAAACACAATGGATGTTCGTCCAGAGAATTGATACTGCTTATCTAAAGACAAGATCGTATCTTTTTTAGAAACAGGTAATTTTACCAATATTTCTCCTACTGCATCATTGTCTCTAGGCAATTCGGGATTTACATGAAGATAATCAATCATTTTAGTTTCACGTTTCAATTCAACATAATACATGTATAAAAAACTTACAAAAGTTATTACGTTTGCTGAAAAGGCGATGTTATTTAAAGGGTTGCCGCTTGTGACATTTTCAGTCATACCACAGATATGATCGTTACATTTTTGAGGCACAAATACAATTAAAAATGATCCCATCAATACACGGTAAAATTCCATTATAAATGATGAATACATGCCCATCTTTTGCTTAAAATCTTGTTCATTGACGGTTGCTGAAATTGCTTCTAAACTACCTCGTCTCGTAGAAGTTGAAAATTCCATATAATAGTATTAATAAATTATTATATGACTACTAACACATAAATTTCACTTTTTTATTATGTGAGAATCCACACTCTAATAATCGTTGATTAATATGAATATCACCTAAATATATATCCGCGGACAACTGTTTATATTCATCATATTCCAAATTTTCTAGTTTTACATTTTTATACAGTAAAGTATCTTTCAGGTAATCTGTGCTATTATATCTTTTCCAACAAGATTGAATTTCATTCGTATCTGCATATTCATCTGAATAACTATTCAATTCATCGGAGTTGTCTGACGTTTTTAACTTAATGAAAAAATGTTTATAACTAATTATATATTGTGCTGGTTTTGCTTTCACGACTATCGTATTTCTATTCACTATTTCCAACACTTTTCCTTTGTATATTACAGGCAAACGATCAGAATCGGATTTGTTTTTTTTCTTATAAATAATAGGATCTACAAATGTATTCCATGTCATTTATTAACCAATATTACACTCTATAAAGAAATATATTTAAAACATTTTTGCAATTTTTTCATATATTTCTTTTGCACTCATACAAACATTATTAAGATGAGTTCTAACTAAATTTTTATCAACTGGATTATCATATGCTAGGCGAATAATACTTTCATCATCATGAGGATGGAATTTTTTAAAACCACAGAATACCAGGATTTTTTGATCAATATAATACAGGTCGTATAAGAAATATTCTAGAACCTTCCCCACTGTATAATCGTGATTCTCTAATACAATGTCAAATGAATTATCCATATTCGTCTCGCTCGGTTTTATCGGCACGATATCAGAATCAATCCCAGCAATTAACTCGTTTAATTGACCTATTAATACTAAGCAAGCCCTCTTTACAATATCTTTATTTTCATAAACACCTAGTGTTTGGATGCTAAAGTCATAACTGTTTTCTTTAAATTGACGCTGTGCATCTAACAGATAAAAGTTTTTTTTGTGCGTTTGAATATCATCATTGGGCGTTTGTTCAGATTTCAACTTATTTTCGTATTCACTCCATACCGTATCAACTTTCTCTAAATCTATTGTGTTACCATATGAACAAGTTGATACAACATTAAACATGCCATTTTCTTTCGCGGTATGTACTGAAAACTCCGCTGTTAATTTTAATGCTTCTCCTGGTAAATTACCGATACTCGGTCTTAATCTAGCAAAATCAATATAAGAATTTGTCTTATTGCAAGACGGAAAAATGCGATGAGTTTCTTCTTTTGTCAAGTAATTGCCATTGTTCTTATTTTTTATACGAAAATCCTCAGTCGTAATAATAATTGTATTATCCGTCTCATTCTTCATATCCAATTCTAGAATATAATTTTCTGGAAGCAAATCTAATTCAGTAACATGAACAGGTATGCAGCTTAAACGTTGCTTGATGATTTCATTATGCAAACGTGTAGTATTCTCTGTAATATTACACTGATTATCTCCATATGTTTCTGTATATATCACAGTTGTCGGGATGTCATTTAAAATAGTACGACGGATTGAGTTTGCAAGACTGACATTAATACCACTAAGTGTGAAATTGTAAAGTTCATCGGTAATTGATATGTTACTAATAGACGGATTCATTGTAGTTATAAAATATATATACTTATTATTTTAAATAAATTATTTTATAATCAATTTTTCTATTCATCTAAATCCTCTAATATAAATGTATTAAAAAATATGGTTCTTTCTCGTGGCGTTAATAAACCTATAATAGTACGGATTTTAGGAACTACATTGTCTGAAGATATATTATTAAAATATTGATATTTCCAAAGATTGTAATTTTCATTATCAATGCCTTCCAGCAGGTTAAGACGTGAAAAAACTTTTACCTGTGTTGTTTCATTACAATCCACATAATTATCTATGCTATTTACTGTTTTTATTAGGTCATTTAATAAAACACACTCCTTATACTGTGTAAAATAAATAGATGTTATCAGTGAATAATCACTAAGAAACGATCTTATATCATGTAATAAAATCGGCGGTTGATTACAATATGTATATGGTATGATATGGTTATTAATAATTTCTTCCGGCAATTTATTAAACAAAGCTAGCGACATATATATAATATTACGATAATTCTATATATATAACAATAATTACTTATATTATGCAAACAATGACAATGCGATTATTATAAAAAAAAGGATAAACGGTAATAATACTAACAGCCATGAAAACATGGAACCGCCTCCTTTACAGATAATATTCAAAAGCCATGTCCAAAACACTATATATACTGCTTTGAACGCAAACAAGTATATACTATTTTCTGTACTACATCCTAATGCACCCAAACAATATAGCTGATCTTTCCCTAAATTCTGCAATAACATAATAATATATGAAATAACTGATAATATGAAATAAAACCGTGCTGGAGCACAGAGACGCTTAACCAAATCTAACATATATAGTTTATTGATATATTTATTTTTTTCGTTGCGTTCTTCTGCGTTTTTTAGTAGATTTTCTAGTGCGTCTTTTTTTACCGCCAACAATCAATCTGCTTGATTCTAAACCAGTGCGAGGGTCATTCATACCACCGATGCCCTCATTCAACTTGTATCCAGATGTTTCGGGCAGAACAACTGTTCCACCAGACATTTTTTTCTTTCGTATAGTCTTTCTTTTGACCATGATTATACTATATTTATACATAATAAAATTTATTCAATATCTACATGTGTAAGCATATGTCTTCTGCAACACACTTTATTCAAACCAATGTCATCTAATACTCTACCTTCAATAGTCTTTTCTGTATTCTCTTTAGTCAAATAAATCACTTTATCTGCACTGACCCCTTGTAGTAACTTCTGTCTTCTAATTTCATTTTGATAATATCTATATTTATCTGCTAGAACCATACCGCATGTAAAACACTTAATTGGAATAATCATTCTATATTGTTATATATAATACTGAATAGATTGTTTTAGTTTAAATCAATTTTTTATATAAAATCATTATATAATGATCCTAATTGTTATATTAATTCTTATAATATGTATTAATCTATTGATCAATTCCTATAAAGGTTTTTTAGAACAGTTTGAAAACAATGAAACTACTGCAATAAATCAACCCGGTAAGATTGAAAACAACCCTGATTCAAAAAACGATATTTCATACAGTCTCTCTGCCATAGACTATCATGAAAGTTCCGAAGACATTGAAAAAGAAGAAGGATATGGTATAAATTTAATGCAAAAAACTATTTTTGATACTTTAAAACAGCAATATGTTAATGTACGCGTTCCTAAAACACTTTCAATGCCAGTATATAACAATCCTGGTATTTATAAATATGGTTACGATAATTATGTACCCAATTACAAAGATTCACTTTTATTAAGCTCAAGCAGATAAAACAAACAAGAGTTATAAATAATATTTTTTGAAATTTCAAAACCTATTATCATTATATAGACATTATGCCCGTTAAATACAAATCATTGCAATATTTAGTATTCATGAGTAAGCATTCTAATGCAATAAAAAAAAGCTTTTGGGATTATCGTGAAAAATATGCAACCGGTAAGTCTGAAATAATATATGTGCCCGTTAAAAAAAATATAAAACAAGCAACTAATCCGGAAAAAAAACTAGTATAGCTTGGTCCCTTTAGTGGTTTTTTTCTTGATAGTTGGTTTTTTGTCAGTTTCGGAATCATTGTGAATTTTATCATGACAACTTTCGCATATTGATACCAAATTTGCTTTATGGTTCTTATGAAAATTTCCAATATATCCAGCCTCATCTGCATCTTTTTGTTGTTGCAAATGATGTATTTCGGTCCCTATCTTATGATTACATATTTCACATATTCCTTTTATTTTTGATGCATTATATTTACTGGGTTCGCCACTTAATATGCCCCGTGTGTCTGCAAAATATTTATTTCTTATTTGAAAAGCCTTGTCTATAAATTCATTATTCATATATAAAGATTTGCACACTTCCAGTCCATATATCCTTGGACCAGACCCATTTTTCAATTTACGGTCATATACTAAACAATCGTCCGTCGCATCGTATGATACTTCCAAATGCTTTAATAGAAGCGAATTCATATGTTTTATCTCATCGTATTCTACTATTTCATGAAAATGAGTTGCAAATATGAAACTGCTTTTATTGTTATGCAAATGCATCAATCCAGCTACAAAAATGCTTAATGCAGACTCGGTTTCAGTTCCAGAGCAAAGTTCGTCACCCAATATCAAACTGTTTTTATCTGATAAATTCAATATAGTTCTTAATTCACTCATTTCTACCGCAAACGTGGATAGTCCTTTAAATAAATTGTCATTTCCTAAAATGCGAGAAAAGATAGCACTATACGGAGAATATTCAAAAGTTGTACATGGNACATACATTCCACATTGTGCCATTATTACACAAATACCNATTGAACGAATTAAACTGGTCTTCCCTACGGCGTTTGTACCATATAATAATATTCCATTTGTGTCGTCTATTCCCAAACTAACATCATTATCTACATATAGCTCATTATCTTGTATCCTCTCAATCAAACAATGCCTCATTCCAGTAGCTTTGAAAAAAGATTTTTCTGCGTCATTGACAATATTGGGTTTTGCATACATGTACTCTTTTGCAGAATATGTTTTTGATAACAGTACGTCTAATTTAGCTACTGTTTTGGAGACATATTCTATATCTATATAAGATTTTTTTTCAAAATCGTGCAATATATTCAAATATACCTCCCCTATTTTCTCATTTAATTTTGCACGATATGAAAAGATAGAACGGCATATTATATTTGCGATTTCTATATTTATCTCAACCGTGCTGGCTGAAGCCTTTGTAAATTTGACATCATCTATTGAAAATGTTACGTTATTTTCTAATTTAATATCTTTTGAATGTAGATACACTTCTCCTTCATCCTTTATTTTTTTCAAAAGAGCTGACCGTTTTGATGTCATTTGTAGGCTCATTGGGGTTTTTTCTGGCTCGTGAATTTTCACATATTCAATGTCGGTGCCCTCATATCTTTGAAATAGTTTGTTAAAATAATCTTTTATTGAATACAATTTTTCAAGACTTTCAACATACTTACTATTTAAATTATCTAAATCTTCTGATATTCCGGGTTTAATTATATTCTTAACAAATGCATTCATACTTGTTAATCCTTTGCAATCATCTATAACAAAATGCTTATCTATAAAATCTTTGATAATACCGATTTTTTCTACTATAATGCCCTCTTTATTGTTTATCGTGACGTCTTGACTAACAGATAGGTATAAACAAACCTCTTTATTATTTGATAAACTATTCATTATTTTTTGCATGTTACTTAGACTATCGTATAATACGTTAATAGAATTTGGATACAAAGTTTTGATTACCAATTGTCGTAAAAATTTATCAAGGTCTTTAATTTTACCTAACGAATTTCTATATTCAGAAATATGTTGATAATTATCTTTATCCATCATTGTTCCGATTATATCATACTCACAATTTAACCATTCACAATTAGTAGTAGGGTGAGTAATTTGATATTGAAATAATCGTTTGCCCATTGATGTTAAACATTTATTCAAAAATGACATTACCGATGACAAATTGCCAGAGCCTTGGCTATCATGCGAATTGTCCGAAATGATATTTAATTGACTAAGTGTATGATTTGCAAGGACGAGTCCGTCAGTTGTATTATTAAAAAGTGGCATTTGAATGCGAGATATTAATTTTGGATTGTGTTCTTGAACAAAATCAAACAAATAACACAACGATTGAGTAGAAATATTGTATTCTGCAAAATCACTACAAGCATTATAAGCATCTTCTCCGTATATTTTTCCAATTATTTCTTTCATGTACTTTTGATTTTTACAACGATCAGCTTTCAATGCAGTTACATCTACATAATGTTTGCTGTTCGTGACTATTCCAGAATACTGTATCATTTTATCTAATTCACCGCTTGAAAAATCAGAAATGATGATTACTTCGCTGGGCGAATGGATTGAGACAAAGCATTCTAACTCATCAAATGTTGTTATATTCATAACATAATTGGTTTCGTATTGACATGTATGAACCTCCCCTGTGAAAATATTAATAACTGAGGCACCACAAACGAATAAATTAGTTGTTTGTATCCCACTGTGCCTTCGTGTTTTAAACCTTTCTATCCATATGCACATAATATTATTGGATAAATTGGTGACATTATTTGTTTCATAAGATACGAATGTACCTGGAGAATATATCTGGTCTAACTTACGAATTATTTTTTTATCCGTTTTTTCCTGTACATATACTACGGCGGTATAACCAGCGTCCGTTAATTTAGTTAAATATTTATCAATTGTGAAATCACGAAACCCAGCCATCATAATACGACATTTAATACATTCACCTGTAGTTTTATCCTTTATTTCAAATGTGGTTTTGTCTGAAATATTCAACCCACATACGTTAGAAAAAGTGTCTATACAACTTGGACTGATATTATTATCGCTATCTAACCGTTTCAACCCATATACCTCAAAAAAAGCACCAACTTGCATCAGCAAAACTGTATTATTACCGTACTGATCACAATATTTATCTACCAATTCAAAATATTCATGATGCATATTTGGGACGATTTCTTTACTATTTTCATTGCGCATTACAAATTCTAATCTAATAAACTAAGTAAATAAATATTTAAATATCTTCATATAATAATAAAATTGAATTGAAATAGGTATGACTGGCAATTGCATTAAACAACAAATCAACACAATCATGAATCCTATTAATGATGACAGCTATGGTCATTTTTACGATCCAGAACATAACGAATATCTTTATAAATCAATCATGAAACCCCAGAGTTTAGCTCAATCACCCTCTATAGATCAATTAATGCCTATAGATAGAGAAATCATTAAAAAGGATAATGTTAAAAATACAACTACTTTCTTGTCTTGTACATTGTTATCTATAGTCACTCTTTATACAGGTGCATATATATTACGTAACCATTTATAAATCATCCTTGTTGTTCATAAAATTGTACATCAGCGTTTCAGTATTGTGATTTTTTACTTCACCGCAAATAAGTAATGCAGTTTCGTACATCTTACGCAATACATCATTTGGTGTAACTGAACCTATCTTTATAAACCCATGTTTTACAAGGTAACTTCTTATCTCAGGAATAGGAGTCTGTTTTAACAATTGTTGTGACTCTGTAATCTTATTTCTAACAGTTTTATTTGTAATTAATACCGAGATAGATGGTTTGATTTTAGACTTGCCTAGCTTGAAAGTTCGTTTGACTGTTTTTTTTCTATAATGTCGTCTTTTCTTCTTTAAATTTTTTAATTTATCAGTTGTTTGTGACAAGATATTAGCAGTCTGTGCAGCATTTCCCCCACCGGAATATAAAATATTATTTGGCAATGATGATTGTTCAACAGTTTCAGGAATAACTAAACCGGTATCTAAATTCTTTCTGGTTTGATTCATATAATTGCGATATGTTGGAAGACTCCCGTTTTTCAAACAACCGTAGTGCGGTATAGGTAATTCATTCCGTTGTTTTATAGAAATAGCTTCATTGTTTTGAATATTATTCGTTATAACACTAGATAAATCAGTTAAATTATTATTGTAGGCAGGATTTGACTGCACAATATGATTATTTTTTATAGTGTGATTTCGTGAGGCATTTTTATCAGTATTTACAGGCATATTATCAAAGAATTTCTTTGCAGTTTCAAAATCGTTATTTATACTATCTGAGGGTTCTCTTTGCTTTTCATACGATGTAAAATTTTCTTTGTTACGCTCACTTTGATGTTGTCTGATCATTCTTAATATGGATTTTTTTCTAAGGGTGTCTCTATTTTTTATGCCCGACGATGGCTTGATTTTAATACGCTCAGACTCAGTTTTTTCAGTTTTTTTCTTTTTCTTTGTTGTATTTGAAAATGAAAATAAATCAGGATTAATGGAAAGGACTTTTCTATCACTCATAATAAATATATTTAATTGGTTATATATTTATTATACACGAAAACTATTAAGATTATACGATTAAATTCCTAAATTCATGTATACAACCCATATATTACTGGCTTATCCTTTTCTTTGCGATTTTCAATAAACATTTTGTAGCCATTATCTATATCGTCACTAGTTATTTTTTTTCGCAACTCCTTTTCTAAGCCATATATTCTACGACTGTGACATATTTTTACATATGTAAATAATTGTTCCATGTCTCGTCCATAACTGGTAAAACTACTATAGTATTTTTTAAACCAGGCATGTTGTAATTCATTTTCACTGGCTAGACCCCATTCTGATGATTTTACAATTAGTTCAAATATATTATGTAATTCTATTGCATTATAGGGCTGCATTGTAAATTTCCAAATAAACCTTGACTGTAATCCTTTATTTGTTCTGAAAAATGTATCATTTAGTTCTTGTTCATACCCGGCTACTATTACCATCCAATCATTTTTATAATTACTAAGTGCTTCACAAAGCGTATCTAGACATTCTTTTGAAAAACTATCGTCTTTGCTTTCACTCGCTAAAGCATATGCCTCATCTATAAATAATACTCCTCCAAGCGATTCTCCAATTACCTTTGACGTTTTAATAGCAGTTTGACCCAAGTATCCAGCCACTAAATCTTGTCTAGTGACTTTTATAAAATGATTTTTAGATAAAATGCCGATTTTTGAATACATTCGTCCTATTATTTTTGCTACTTCTGTCTTGCCTGTTCCTGGTGGTCCGTAAATGACCGTATGTTTATAATCACTTGTCCCATCACTTGATACATGCAAGTTCTGCAGAAAATACAACAATTGATCCAATACATTCTGTTTTAACTTTTTCATTCCAACCATATTATCCAACTGCATTAATTCATCTTTAATTTTTACAATAGAATGGAAATCTATATTATATTCATAATTTTCATTATATTCATACTTATTTATAATTGAAATAATATCTTCAATTGAAGCGATGTGTTCAGTTATTTCTATGACTTTCTTCTCCTCAACTTCTTTCTTTTCTGCTTCTGTATTCTCATGCACACTTTCTTCACGCATACGGTCTAATATGAATGAAATATTTTCTTGCATTATTGTTTCATCGTTTATATTGTCGTTCTTTTTTTCATACATCATCCAACCAGAACTAGCATTCCATATATTATTGTATTCGTTGTGTATATTGGGAATAACGCTGTTCGTATAAACCGTTTGACGTTTGTCGTCATAATTGTCTAGATATTTAACAAACAGTTTGGAATTATTCAACATGATTAGATATAAAAGTCCGTAATTTATATATTGTTTTCAACATATTGTTTTATAAAATTGATTAACAAACTTTTCATTTGAGCAAATAACACATAACAAATACAATGATGCAAGCCTTGAAAATGGATCATTCTTCAAATTTCGCAATAAGTGGTGCTGGTGCAGAATACAATTCACATAAAAAAAAAAATAAGATTGATAAAACCCCGATTGACAATGATGAAAAAATTCTATTGGAACATCTAAATAATCAAATTGAAGACCCATACACTGTCATTGAATCATATTTTGAGGGCAAATACCTGGAACGCCTTGTTAGGCATCAGATTGAATCTTACAATCAGTTTGTAAATTTTCAAATCCAAAGAACAATTGGGATGTTCAATCCTGTAAAAATTCATTCGGAGAATGACTATGTAATAGAAAAGGATAAATATTTCCTAGAGGTATTTATTTCCTTTACTAATTTCAAGCTATTTCCTCCACAAATCCATGAAAACAATGGTGCAACGAAAACAATGTATCCACAGGAAGCCAAACTTCGTAATTTTACATATGCGTCTATGATGACGGTCGACATCAATATTGATTATGTTATCCGAAACACAGACTCTATGGATGCACCTAAGACTATATCTAAAACCCTACCTAAAATAAACATTGGGAAAATGCCTATCATGTTAAAGTCATCAATATGCGTTTTATCACAACAGGATATGTTAAACAACCAGCATTCTGGTGAATGTGGTATGGACAGCGGTGGATATTTTGTAATTAAGGGATCTGAAAAAACAGTATTGGGACAGGAGCGTGCGGCTGAAAATAAAATATATTGCTTTGATAGTAAAAACTCAACAAAATGGGATCGTGTTGCTGAAATCAAATGTGTCCCAGATTTCAAATGCATATCACCTAAACAGGTTGAAATGATGGTATCAAGTAAAAACAATGGGTTNGGAAAGAGCATCTATGTTAATATACCAAGAATCAAGCAACCGATTGAACTATTCGTATTGTTTAGAGCACTGGGTGTTCTTACTGACAAAGAAATATGTGAATATATAGTTTTAGATATTGAAAAACAAGACAACCAACAAGTATTAAATTACCTTCAAGCGTCTATCATTGACGCAAATAAATATACGGGTCAAGATGAGTCCATCAGACATATTACTTCTTATGTTGCATATACCCCTATTAATATGGACACTGAGACCGGCACAAAAAAGAAAACTGAATTTACTATAGAAATATTAAACAATGATTTATTTCCTCATTGCAAAAGCAAACAACAAAAAATTTACTTTCTTGGATATATGGCAAATATACTCATTAGAACTAGTTTGGGATGGCGACCGATTGATGACAGAGACTCATATCTGAATAAACGCATTGAACTTACTGGTACATTGTTGAACAACCTATTTCGCAATTATTTCAATAAATTGGTAAAAGAAATGCAAAAACAAATTGTTAGAGAAATCAACAACGGTTCATGGCGGTCGTCTCAAGATTACGAAAATATCATTAATATGACAAATATCTACAAGATAATGAAATCCACCACGATTGAAAATGGTATAAATCGTGCTCTATCCACTGGTGATTTTAGTATAAAACAGTCCAATTCCAGTAAAGTAGGTGTCGCTCAGGTATTAAACCGACTCACTTATACTGCAAGCTTAAGTCATCTAAGGCGCATTAACACACCTTTGGAAAAGAGCGGCGAACTGATTGCACCCAGAAAGTTACATAATAGCACATGGGGGTTCTTGTGTCCAGCAGAAACCCCAGAAGGTCAATCCATTGGAATTGTCAAAAATATTAGTTATATGGCACATATTACCATTCCTACAAACAGCAGCCCGCTATATGATTACATTCTGCCGTTAATTAATACAATTGATAATTGCAAACCCTCCGAACTTAATGGAAAAGCGAAGGTCTTCATAAATGGTTCATGGCAAGGAATTAGTGACGAACCAGTTGAATTATATAGATCACTGAAGACTATGAAATACAAAGGTATTATCAATATTTATACATCTATTACATTCAATTATAAAACACTTGAAATCCGCATTTGCAATGATGGTGGCAGATTAACCAGACCCGTTCTAAAAGTCAGAAACAACAAGGCTCTTATCAACAATGACATTATTCAAAAGCTTTCAAACAAAGAAATTTCTTGGAATGATCTATTGACCAATTGTGTAATTGATGAGTCTGTGATTGAATACATTGACCCAGAAGAACAAAACCTTTCAATGATTGCCATGAAATGCAAAGATAGCTATTTGCAGACAAAATCATTGTCTTTCAATTATGACTATTGTGAAATACATCCAAGCACTATATTTGGAGTTCTAGCGTCATGTGTTCCCTTTCCTGACCACAACCAAGCCCCCAGAAACACATACCAATGTGCAATGGGCAAACAGGCGATGGGTGTATATGCAACAAATTATGACAAGCGTATGGACAAGACTGCGTATGTATTGAACTACCCTAGCCGACCATTGGTTGATACTCGCGTTATGAATTTCTTACATCTTAACAAAATCCCTTCGGGTACTCAAATTCATGTTGCTATTATGACACACACCGGTTATAATCAAGAAGACAGTGTATTGATCAATAAAAGTTCTATTGACAGAGGATTGTTTTTAGCTACCATTTATCATACTGAAAAGGATGAAGATAAAAATATCATTCGTGATGAGATTATTAGATGCAAGCCTGACCCATCTAAAACAAAGGGCATCAAATTTGGTAATTACAGCAAGTTAAATTCCGACGGTTTTATACCAGAAAACCAATTGGTAGAAAATCGCGATGTTATTATTGCAAAAACCGTTCCCATCAAAGAAAACAGAAATGATCCGACTAAAACTATCAAATATGAAGATCAAAGTAAAACTTACAGAACGAATGAAGAAACATATGTTGATAAAAATTACACGGGAAGAAATGGAGATGGTTACAATTTCGCGAAGGTTCGTATTCGTGCTCTAAGAAAGCCAACTTATGGCGACAAATTTAGTTCCCGCCATGGGCAAAAGGGCACGGTCGGTAACATTATTCCAGAGTGTGATATGCCATTTACTAAAAATGGACTGAAACCTGATATTATTATTAATCCACATGCAATTCCATCACGCATGACTATCGGACAATTGAAGGAAACTTTATTGGGAAAAGTCCTGCTTGAATTGGGAATGTTTGGAGATGGTACCAGTTTTGGAAACCTAGATGTAAAAACAATTGCTGCACAACTTCAAAATCTTGGTTATGAAAGTTATGGTAATGAAATTATGTACAATGGACTTACTGGCGAACAATTAGAAGCGTCTATATTCCTCGGGCCTGTATTTTATCAGCGACTCAAACATATGGTGAGTGATAAACAACATAGTCGCTCCATTGGACCGATGGTAAATCTTACACGACAACCAGCGGAAGGACGTAGCAGAGATGGTGGATTTAGAATAGGTGAAATGGAACGTGATGTAATGATTGCACACGGGATGACACGATTTTGCAAAGAACGCATGTTTGATGTATCAGATAAATATAGTGTCCATGTGTGTAAAAAATGTGGTCTAATTGCTGCATACAATGATGGCACTAAAAACAAGTTCTATACTAACTCTGATGCTACCACCTATAAATGCAATACATGTGACAATAGAACCAGTTTTGCAAAGGTAGATATTCCTTATGCATACAAATTGATGTCACAAGAATTACAAACGATCAACGTTGTTCCTAGAATCATTACAGAATAAAATAATAGAACAGTAACTCGTCTTACTACTTAATAAATTTGCTTTACTGCATTTTTTTATTCCATTATCGTAATAAAAAAATTATTTTAGTTATATTAAGTATATGAATAATCAAACTTGCAATTGTTGTTCATGCGTTAAACAACGCAGTGCGTGTAACTGTTCAAAGTGCAAACGTAAGCGTGAAATCTATTATGAATACAACCGATGCAGACATCAAGAAATAAATTATGACTATAACTCCCGTCGTGATATGTGCTATGACTATAATTGCAACCGACAACATGTCGCACGCGAATGTAATTGCAGTAGAAAACGTTCATGCCATTCACGTTGCAGAAATAAACAAGAAACTTATGATCAACCTAAAAATGATAAAGAAACTTGTGAACAAAATATTACAATTACAATTAAAAATACGGAGTTATGAAACTTAATAACGTAGTTTTTTGAATACTATATTAACTCTGACTGCATAAATCATGCACATCATTATTTTAGCAATATTATTTGTGTTCATAAATGTATATATATAATACAATTATATATGCCTAGAAAAGATTGTGATGATGATAACAGCTGTTATTCCTCCGACGATCATTGCGATGATATATGCAATGATGTATGTAGAAAACCTACATATAAAGAAAAATGTAGTGTAAATAAACGCGGAAGGCGTGGTCGTGATGGCGAAGATGGTCGTGATGGTCGTGATGGAAAAGATGGTATAAATGGTTGCGATGGACAAGATGGTCGAGATGGAAAAGATGGTCAAGACGGACGAGATGGTCGCGATGGAGAAGATGGTCGCGATGGATGTGATGGAGAAGATGGTGTTAAAGGAGATAAAGGTGAAAAAGGAACATCCGGTCCCAAAGGTTGCAAGGGTGACCCTGGCATTAAGGGAGAAAAGGGAGAGAAGGGTGACGATGGTCCCAAAGGGTGTAAGGGTGAGCCAGGACCAAAAGGTTGTCGTGGATACGACGGCCCTACTGGCAATATTGGTCCTACTGGTGCTACTGGACCGAAGGGGTGTAATGGATACGATGGCGAAACTGGTCCTACTGGTTCAACCGGTGAGGAAGGTCCTAAGGGATGCAAAGGAGATAAAGGTGAAAAAGGTTGTAAAGGCGACGATGGTCCAACT